CTAAAGAGCCAACTAAAACTACTAAGAACAAAGTCTCAGAAATTAAAGACACTCAACATCAGGTAGTCAGTAGTGATATGCATGCTGGGGAAAATAATTGGTGTATTCCCGAAACACTGAAGGCGTGCCTTCGACTTACGTCCAGCCTAAGCCTTGGTAAGAAGACAACTCGTGCAATGCAGGAGTTGTTAGCACTGATGAAGGAAGTCGAAACTTCCGAGCGATTGCGTATGGAACATATAAGAAAATTAAGAATATTAAAAGTTCAAGTTCCAAAAGACTTAAATAAACGCCATCCAAAGTATAAATATATAACAACTTTGAATGATATCTATCGCCGTCTCTTACTTTCATTCAAGATCTCTTTGAAGACACTAAAATATAAAAATTGTTTAAAGCGCTTCGATTCAAAGAGTAAATATCAATTCAAGAAGCGTTCCAATAGAAACGTCCCAGAGGCGCTCTTAGGCGTGCTTTCTTTCTTCGGTGATGTATTTAAAAGAATACATACACGTGGATTGATCTCTGGTATTGCATTTATTGGTGAGTTCAGCTTCCAGTGCGAAAGTGCTGCTTTGCGTTCTCAATCCGATGATAAACTCCTCCGAAAGTACTTCAGAGGAGAGAATCAACGCATGAGGACGAATCGCAAAGCTCTAGCGCTGTTAGCAACTCTTCGACGAGCAATGCCAATGATCAACGATTTTAAAAGTTCACAGAAAGCATTATTAAGAACGTTAAAAGGAATGTGCGGAAAGCCAGATATTACTGCTACCGAAGACTTAGAGTCCTTAAAAGACTTCGTTAAACATTTCTGTTCCGTAACTAACGCTTTACCATTATCCCTAGAGACAGGTTTCACAAGTCTCGGATCATGCTTCGAAAGGTCACGTGCAAAAGGCGGATCATACGCTTATATACATGAGACCATGAATTCACTCGATCAAGCAGCAAGAACAAAAGCTGATGAACAAAGAAAATCCACGGTCCTTCGTGGTACATTATTCGGCGAATTCTCCGGAACACGTCTCCTGTCACAAGTACAGCAAGTGACAAAGGGGACGTCAATCACGCAACCAAGAATAGAAGCATCTTGGGATAAGACCGTAAAACGCATGTACGCGCAAGACAGCTCAAAGCCCGCGAAAGTGAAAATGAACGTAATTCCACAACGCGGAGGTAGATTCAGAACAGCAACGATTCACGAGGCGGCTATAACCGCTCTAATTAGTCCGGTTTGCAACCAAGTTACCAATATGTTAAAATCTTATGGTCCATGTCAGTCGCAATTTGAGGCAGATTTTAATAAAGTTCTTGAAAGAGCCAGAAAGGTGAGATCCACAAGAGCATTCTTAGATGGAAAGATAAACCTTTACAGTACAGATTTATCACAGGCATCTGATCTGATGAATAAGGACGCATTATATTGTATAGTAAATTCATTAGCGGATGAACTTAAATGGCCTTTACTAACTCGACGAGCAGTAATCAAATCAGTTTCACCAACCCAAGTTTATATTCCAGATAGTACAGGAGAGTACAGATTCAAAGACAACACCACAAGAGGATCCTTGTTAGGAGCGCCAATGAGCTTCTGTTTAATGACGATTCTTCATGCTTGGTGTCTAAAAGCAATAAGAAAACCTTATCGCAAATCTTGTATGCTTTTTGGAGATGACGCATTCATCGCTGGAACAGCAGATGATTGGAATGCTTATAATAAACGATTAACCGCGGTTGGCTTTACACTAAATGCAAAGAAAACACACGTATCTAAGGAAGCTTTCACATTCTGCGGATTCATCTATGATCTAAAGCAGGGACAACTAACACCGTGCAAACTCTCTCGCCTGGTCGAAATAAAAGAGGGATGGATAGAAAGACTTGATCTATTCTCATCAGCTGTCGAAGGTCTTCGTGATTGGCAAAGATCACGCTCGATTAATATTTTCAAGCGAAAAGAATACAAGGTCCTACTTGAGTTCGTTAAACGA